CCATCGCTCATGTTCGTCGCCAAGCGTCTGCTTGACACCGAATTGCGCGTGGCTACCGCCGACAACGACATCAACGCGTTGAAGTCGATGGGCACCATCTCTGGTGGCTATACCGTCAACCACTTCTTGACCGACAACAACGCTTGGTTCTTGACCACTGACGTTCCAAACGGTTTGAAGCACTTCGAGCGTTCGCCTATGCAGACCTCGATGGACGGCGACTTCGACACCGGCAACGTGCGTTACAAAGCCCGTGAGCGTTACAGCTTCGGCTTCAGTGATCCACTGGGTATCTGGGGCTCTTCGGGTTCCTAATCCACCGGATTGAAAAAAGGGGGCTTCGGCTCCCTTTTTTTATTGCATCGGTTTAAACGCAATGGTATATTGCAAGCACCCCGGACTTTTCCGGTGTTCTGACGGCTCCGGGCCGACGACATGCAGACAGAACACCTCAACTCGCATGTGAGGAATCATCATGGCTTCAACCACCTTCTCCGGCCCAGTCACATCGACAAACGGCTTCATTGGCGCAGTTACCGGCGCTGTTGCTGGTCCTGTTGCAGCTACTACGCTGACAGCTTCGGGCGTCGCATCGCTGACCAACGCATCCATCTCCATGACCGCGCTGCCAACAAGCGACCCAACGGTTGCTGGCCGTCTCTGGAATGACGCAGGCACCCTCAAAGTCTCGGCCGGTTAATTGATCTCAGGGGCTTCGGCCCCCGTCTAACAGGAGATTAATTATGACGATGCAAACTGATGTCTTGGCAACCAAGCCGTTGACAGCGACTGGCAACTTCAAGGCCCAAAACAATGGCGACATTCCTCGTAGTCGTCTCAAAGCGATCTACGCCGTAAATGGCGAAACCGCCGGGTCTGTAGTGATCCGTGAGGGTGGAGCTTCTGGCAACATCATCGCCACGGTCAACACTGCTGCCAGCTCAACTGCCGGTTACACAATCATCCCCGTTCCGGGCCAAGGCGTTCTCTGCAAAGAGGGTGACTTGCACGGCACGGTGACAAACACTACGTCCATCGTTTTGTTCTACGGCTGATAATGGCAACCAAGAAGAAGGGTCCAGTCCTATCGGTTGGCCGAGGCGAAAAGCTTCCGGTCTCCAAGGGAGCTGGCCTGACTGCCAAGGGGCGGGCCAAGTACAACGCTGCCACTGGTAGCAACCTCAAAGCCCCGCAGCCCCAAGGCGGCAAGCGCAAGGATTCGTTCTGCGCTCGTATGTCTGGGATGCCGGGTCCGATGAAAGATGAAAAGGGCAAGCCTACCCGCAAGGCGGCTGCTCTCGCAAGGTGGAAATGCTGATATGGACATGATGCTTTGGAATGTAGGCTTGTCGTTGGCGTCTGCCATCATTCTCGTTTGGATCAAAGCGTCCCACGATGAAGTCAAACGTCTGTCGATCTTGCTTAGCAAGACTCGTGAAGAAGGTGCGGAGAAGTACGTCACCAAAGTTGAGGTTCACAGCGACATCAATCGAGTGCTGGATCGCATTGACCGTCTTGAAATCAAGATCGATACCTTCATGCAGGAGCAGCGAAGTGCCAAGTAAATCTCCAGAGCAGAAGAAATTCATGCAGGCAGTGGCAAACAACCCAAAGTTTGCCAAGAAGGTAGGCGTCCCACAGTCCGTGGGCAAAGATTTTTCAACAGCGGACAAGAACCGCAAATTTTCAAAAGGTGGTGACACTATGGCAAACACTTCACGTATGAACCGTTTGGAAGAACTCGGCCGTGTAAACGCAGAAAAAGCGTCTACCGCCAAAGGCAAACGCAACCTGACCGCAGAAAAAAAGCGTGTCATCAGCGAGCTGGAAAAGCACAAGTCCATGCCCGCATCCAAGGCTCACAAAGGCTTGAAGATGGGCGGCTCGGTTGCTCCATCCAAAATGGGCAAGGTCAAGACCAACTCGCGTCCTGATGGCATTGCTGAGCGAGGTCTCACCAAAGCCAAAAAGCCCGTCATGAAGACGATGGCTCGCGGCGGCAAGACCTGCTAAGGAGTGCTCCATGGCTACCAAACAATCACGCTATGAGGGTTATGTGCCCGTAACCAAAAGTGGTGCGGTCGTCATGGATCGGCGCAAGGTTACTACCGCTGATAAGGCTCGAGGTGCAAAGACCGTTTTTGATCTTGACAAGGAAGGCATGCGCACTTCCTATGAAACGTACAAGAAAAAAGACGATCCCGACTCAAAAGAAATTTCACGCCGCATGGGCAAGGTTGACGAAGACGCAATCCGTCGTGTTCAGCAAGCCGGCAAAGAAAGCGACTACGAGTACACCCGAGAAGCAAGGCGCGGCAAGAAACTTGCAAAAGGCGGTAACGTTAATAGCTTCCGTGACGGCGGTATCTACACCGCCGATATGGGTGAACCTCCACAGGACATCGACGGCGGTTCCGCATCTTTGAAAAAGCAAGCACCGAAAATACTAAAGCCAAAAGGACTATCGGCAAAACAGTCTGAAGCTGCGCGTAATGAGTCGAAAAAAGAGCTTTCTGAATTTAAGCGACGCACCCCTGATAAGCTGACAAAATTCAAAAAAGACGATTTGATACTTACGGGTAAGGACAAAGCGTCGTTCCGCAAGGGTGGTTCAATCGACGGTATTGCCCAGCGCGGTAAGACAAACTGCAAAATGCGGTAAGGAGTAAATCATGAAGAAATCAGTTAAGAAATATCAACCCGGCGGCTTGGTGGACAGAGATGGTAATCCTGTTCTTGACGGCAGCGGCAATCCCATCATGACGGGTTCTTTCCCTGATGAAGACGAGATTACCGCCCGTGGCCGTGCAAAAAATGCAGAAATGCTCAAGTCGTTTTTCAACCGCGCAACAGGGCGAGGGAAAGAAGCAGCGCCGGCAGCAGCGCCAGCGGCAGCAGGACCGGCAGCAGGAACCTCGAGCCTTCGTGATCCTCAGCAAATGGCAGAGCAAAAGGCAGCACCAAAATTTTCTGATGGTGATGTAGATGAGCGCGATCGCCGTATGGAAGCCGCTGCAAGCGCACCCAAGCGCATGCCTACCCGTCCCGGTCAAAGTTCTTCCGGCCCCAGTGTTAGCAAGGCACCAGTGAAGACCAAGCCTTCTACTGCGCCAGCAGCTCCAGTAAGCCGATCTCGTGTAACCCCGGCTGGAAGCGTGCCCAAGCAGACGATGGGCGGCCCCTACCGCAATGAAGGTCGTAACACTCCAGCTCCAGCAGCACCAGAAAAGCGTCCGGGCACTGCACTGCCAATAAACCCTTCCACGTTGCGCCAGCGTGAAGAGGCTGAAAAGAAGCGTGATGCTGCCCGCGCTGCAAAACGTAAGGCGGAAGAAGATGAGAAAAAGGCTCGTCCAGCAAAAGAAGCAGCCGAGCGTAAGGCGCTTAGCGAGCAACCCGGTGCTGTTGCATACCGCTATAAAAAGGAACAGGAAAACAAGATGTCTCCCGGCCAGCGCTCTGCTGCACGAGGCAAGGCAATAAAAGAGTTCTTTGGCATGGCCAAGGGTGGCTCTGTCTCCTCTGCCTCCAAGCGTGCAGACGGCATTGCTCAGCGCGGCAAGACTCGCGGCAGGGTGTACTGACATGATGGCCAGTCGCGGTATGGGAGACATCTCCCCCAGCAAAATGCCCAAAGGCAAGCGTAAGGCTCGCCGGGACAGCGACGACTTCACCCAATACAAAGAGGGCGGCAAGGTAAATTCCGCTGGTAACTACACCAAGCCCGATCTGCGCAAGCGGATTGTGGCTCAGGTGAAGGCTGCAGCAACGCACGGCACTGGCGCAGGTCAGTGGTCAGCCCGCAAGGCTCAGCTGGTTGCCAAGAAGTACAAAGCCGCTGGTGGCTCTTACAGGGATTAAAATGAAAGCACCGCAGAAATCGCTCAAGGACTGGGGTGACCAGAAATGGACCACCAAGTCTGGCAAGCCGTCTTCAAAGACGGGTGAGCGGTATCTGCCAAAAGCTGCCATAAAATCACTGTCGCCGGCCGAATACGCCGCCACCACCAAAGCCAAACGCGCTGGCAAGAAGGCTGGAAAGCAGTTTGTTGCCCAGCCCAAGGCCATCGCAAAGAAAACAGCAGGGTTTAGATAATGGCTACTTCAGGCGTTGCAAACTTCAACCTCGACCTTGCAGAAGTCGTCGAGGAGGCGTTCGAGCGTGTTGGTGGTGAGTTGCGCACCGGCTACGACCTGCGCACAGCCCGTCGCTCTTTAAACCTTATGTTTGCAGATTGGGCAAATAGGGGTTTGAATATGTTCACCTACGAGCAGGGAACACAGGTTCTGACCCCCGGCGTAGCTACATACGTGCTGCCAACCGACACCGTGGACCTGCTCGAGCACGTCATCCGCACCGGTGCTGGCAACGTTTCGACTCAGGCTGACCTGACCATCACCCGGATCAGCGTCTCGACCTACGCGACGATCCCGAACAAGCTGCAACAGGCTCGTCCCATCCAAATTTTCATTGAGCGTTTAAACACTCCACGCTTCACCGTGTGGCCTGTTCCAGACGACACCCAGACCTACACCCTCGTGTACTACCGCCTGCGCCGCATTCAGAATGCCGGGGACGGTGTGGACACGATGGACATGCCTTTCCGCTTCTTGCCTTGCATGGTGGCCGGCTTGGCTTACCACTTGGCCCTGAAGATACCCGGTGGCGGAGAACGCTTGGGCATTCTCAAGCAGCAGTACGACGAAGCTTGGGCGCTGGCCTCTGAAGAGGACCGCGAAAAGGCGGCTGTACGTTTTGTGCCGCGCCGTCAGTACCTCGGAAGCGGGACGTAATGGGCAACCGGTTTGCTTCAGCCAAGAACAGCATCGCCATGTGCGACCGCTGTGGCTTTCAATTCAAGCTGACGAACCTTCGCAAAGAGATCGTCAAGACGAAGACGTTCAACACCTTGGTGTGCCCGGACTGCTTTGATCCTGACCAGCCGCAGCTTCAGTTGGGCATGTACCCGGTGGATGACCCGCAGGCAGTGAGAAACCCACGCCGGGACACAACCTATGTTGAGGCCGGTGTA